TTAACTTAATGTTAGTTGAGTTGTGAATCCGGTATATGTCACCCCTTCAAAACTGAATGTGATGTTTGGGTCCAAGACCGGCGTTTCTGTAGTTTTAGTACCTCCCGTTATAGTTGCGTATTCTTCATTAAATCTTTCCACATTTATCGGACCATCAGCCAAATAAATAATTTCATTAAAATCTATTAACGCGTCGGGAGCACCGACTAATCTCATAAGTGCCTCTATTGAACGTCTTGTACCTTTAGATTTAAATAAGTAAGCAGAATTTAAAATTAAATTTCTATAATATTGATAACTAAGTTCGGTTGGTGTCTTATTTACTGTCTGTCCAGGAAATACATTAGAATCTTGGTTTCCAAATACACTACTTAAGAACTTATCATTAGTTATGGGTGAGATGTTAGTGTCCCAACCTATTGTCTGAGCCAAATTTGTTAGTAACTGAGAAGGTATATCGTTTTGTACAACATAATGAACTGAATTCATATATGATAACGCATCAATAAACTTTTTTGTTTCGTCAAAACTTCTACCATATAGTTGTAAAACCTTTTCTACATTTTTATTAGGTGTATCAAAATCTTTAAAAGCCCCTGTAGTTAAAAATCTCGATATTAAATTACTTTTATATTCATCTATCTCATCAGATATACTATTTAATTGTGTTAAATAATTATCAAACCTATTTGTTCTTATATCTAAATTCCATACCCCATCTAAACTCCATGTTATACTCTGATAAGCTTTATACACTTGTCCGTCTTGACCTTCCCTTAATATTTCAAATTTAGAAGTATAGGTTGGAACTACTAAACGATTTAATAAGAAGTCCTCAACTTCGTTAAAGTCGTCAATAAATACTTTATCAGTTTCTTGTTTATTTGGTTTTAATAAAATATTATCTACTGAAGTAGATTGACCACTGAAAGGATTTCCTTCTACTACAATTTGTACCGTCCCCGCCGATAGTTTTGGTGAGGGGTCGAAATCAACAAATTTATACTCAGTCTCTAAATCTTCAAAAAATAAAGAATACTGTAAGAAACTTCTAGTAAGATTTCTTAATGGGCTTACCTCAAAAGGTCTAACAGAAATATTTCTATCCGAATTTTCTGAGTAATCGATATCGAATGGATTTTTAAATCTGGTAACGTCAATATCAAAAGTCGTTAAACCTTCAACATCATCATAAGAAATGTTATAAGCGGTGTATCCAGTGTTAAAATCATAATAAATTTTATCTACAGATATTGCGGCCGGAAAAAAATTAACTATATTTGTTACTGAAGATGACATTCTTTTTCTTAAAGAACCATACATCGCAAAATTAGTAACCTGACTTATATCGTAATTAGGATAAACTTTAAAGTTTTTAGCTAAGACTATCTTAGACTCTTCAATACTGTCAAAGTCTAAATCATTTAATGAAATAGGATTAGAAAAGACACCAGTATCAAAAGTTCTATTAACCTTTTCAACAACATTTGTTGTGAACTCAAAATTTGACTGCGTAAGACCTCCACCCTCAACAAGTTGTAAACCAACTAAGTTGTCAGAAAATGTTCCTCTAGCGTTAGGAGGAGCCGGTGGGTATCTAAACTTATTATCGGCCATTACTGAGTGATATTAGTGAAGTTTTTACTGAAGTCTATATTGTCTCCTCTATTTTGTCTAACCTCGTATAATAAATTATTAAACTCATCTCTAATCTCATATAGGTTATATTGTTTGTAAATGTTAAGGTCGTTGTCATATAAGGTATAAACACCATCTTCAATAGATTTAGTCTGATTACCGTAAAGAGCAATCGCTAACGTATCTATATCATGCTCAGCTAATTCAATATCCAACGTTATCGGATTAAAAAATGTATTAGTGATTATTATATTTTGATTAGGTTGACCTATAAATGGAGTCGCACTCGGTTTATTAGATGGTGCACTTGCCGGTGAAACTGTACAAAACAATAAATCACTACCACTATCCACATATCTGTATCTAATAGACTTTTGTGATGAGTTAGTAAGATTAGTAACTACAGGTTCGCAATAAAATGATGATGTTATAATTCTATAAAAATTAGTAATTTTTGTACCGTCATTATTTAAATACTCTACTCTATGACCAACTAATCCTTGATTAATAAATCTATTCCTGTATTGAGAGGGAACATTATTTAAATCTACGATTATTCCTTTTACGTTAGGTAATGACGATAATACTCCACAATCGGTAATTGTGGTTCGTATCTCCACAGGTCTGATATATAAAGTATATATACCTATTTGATTAAATTCATCCGCAGGTAATTTAAGGTTATATAACCCCCCTAATATCTCAAGGTCGGCATTTCCTCCTGTATCCGCGTTATGAAAATAAGGTGTTAATACTTCCGCAGCATTTAAAGTTTTTAACTCGAAGTTATTGGTCACATCCCTTGACGGGGTATAATTTAATATTATTTCCACGTCCTCAGGGGACATGTCTGCTGGTCTTGTTGTTCCGTATGTTCCTAAAGCCATTTTACAATTGTTCTTTTATTTTAAAGAAACCGTACCCATAAGATACTAAGTCTCCGATGTTATCAACTTCTCCGAGTCTCTGTATTCCTTCGAACGCAGAATTTTTACCTCTATCAATAAATATTTGGGATTGTATTTCCGGTGAGGAAACTACACCAAATAATACTTCTTCTTTAGTAATTGGGTCTGCAACAATCATGTTGTCGGTTATTCCACTAGATTCTATAAAAAATAAGGTCTTACCGTTAGGGTAATCGTAGTACACTACATCTTGTATTGTATATGCAGTATACTCATCTGTTATCTCCGTAACTCTACCATAATCTTCATTATTCTTTTTTACGACAACCGAAGTATCATACTTTGTAGGTCCGTAAAGTTTTAAATTATTAAGTTGTGAAGAAGTAAATCCTGTTATAGTAAATGTCTCGTCACTTGTTTGAGCACTTACAGTATTTTCTGAGTCCCCCGTAAAAATAAAATTATAATTAATCGGAATATTAGCCCAATTACCCCCTTGTTGAGTAAATGTTATAGTTTCTAAGGGATTTGTTATAGTGACTAATGTATTAGGTATCGACACTCCTTTAACTATATTTGTCACACCCCACGGATTATTTTGTGTTAACTTTATTTTATACGATAAAGTTAATGGCGGATACTCATGTTCCATATAATTTGGATAAATCGCAGTAAAAGGTTCCACAGTACCATCCCCCCAATCTATAGTGTATGTAGATAGTTTTAAAAACTTTTTTAATTGGTCTGATGTGTTATATAATTTGATTTTAAAGTGGTTGGATGGGTCTCCACTAACTATAAAGTTAGATACCACATCTTTTTGTAAGACAAAACCATCAAATGCTGAGTAGAATCCCATATCATCAAAAGTCTGATTAAAAACAATAGGTATTGTTAAATCTGTTAATAAACTGTCTCCGTTAGTCCCTCCACTTAATATTTGTGTCATAGCAGAATAAACTCCAAACGTATTACCACTATACGTTTGCTGAACAACATCACTTTTAAGTGATTCTGGAGATATTTTTATGTAGTGTATATCTTCGTTCATGACGGATTTACATATTCATACCAGTTTATTGGTGTTACCGTACCGACCCTGTTTTGAGTGTTCATATTAATAACATCATATTCATAATTTTCGTAATCAATATTAACTTGGTAGTAAAAATACTTAGAACTTTCAAAATTAAACTTCTGAGATAATGCAGACTGTCGAGTATTCATCATCCTAACAAATTGTCCAGTTTTAGCGTTAAAAAACTTAGCACTCATATAAAACTTATCTATATCGATATAATTCGGATTTTTTAACCAATAAATAAAGTATCCTTCTTTATCACCAACATAATCCAATAAAAAATTAGGCATCTTTATCTGCGAATCAGAAGGTGCCACCGCAGTAGACGCAGTATTAGGAGGTAAATTTCCTGCATTATTGTTTATTTCCCCACCACTTCCAGGTGGTTGGAATGATGCTGATGGTGTTGGTGATGGGGGTGTTGGTGTAGGTGTAGGCGTTGAACTGATTGATGGTGTTGGAGTCATCGACGGGTTTATACAATCGCAATTTCCAAGCGTAAAATCACTAAAATCATCTATTATATCATTAGGGGGTGCGTCCGGTATAATATCATCACCTATACTAATTATTTCAAAACATGTTCCCTGATAATCTATTGTATAATTATTTTGAGGCCATGATAAAAGTTCATTAACGATTTGAACATCAATATATTTAGTTAACGAAACGCTATTACAGTTTAAAAATGTCGTCTCATAAGTATCGGGAAAAAACAATATTACATCATTAATTTTTGATGTAGATGGTGTAGGTGTAGGTGTGGGCACATAGTAAAGTGGGGCCGCAAGACCAAAATCTCCACCACCTGGTAATATGTCTGGAATTGTTGGTCCCGAAACATATGGGTTAGATATCGGAGGTTCCGTTCCGGATAATCTAGTTAATCCTTGTTGTGTAGGTAATATAATGGTTAAATAAAGTTTTTGTGTCTCACTATTGTCAGTATCATATAAATCTAACTTAAAGAAACTATTTTTATATGAGTTAGCATTATAATATATCTCACCCTCAGTAAAGCAAGTTCCTGTGAAATTTGGGTTATCGGTAAACACATAGTCACTTGTCCATAAATTGACGTTAGATGGATTAGTTGCTCCTACATCAATACTTCTATCGAAAAAACTAAATTTGTGGTTAATACTAGTCTGTAATATATTATCTTTGTACCAATCTTTGTGAGTAAATCTTGTTAACTCAAAGTCTTCAATAGGATTTATTACTTTTTCTAAAGTCTCTTCTTCAAACTTATCCACCAAATCATCTCTACCTAATAAATCGGTATCAATTTGAATGGGTATGTTTATATACCTATCGTTAGGTGATATTTTAATTCTATATTTATTCACAGTAGTCATTTATTGGGGCGAATGAAATATTACTATTGTTAATATTTCTCTTCATAGGAGTTAGTAAAAATAGTATCTCACTAAATGGGTAGTGACATCCATTTAAAAAAGGATTATCTAAACCATTACCGTCACTGTCTTTATATCCATATGGGTATAAATCTCTCCATCTCCATTGTTTTTCATATTTAGATAAAAAAGCGTAATCCGGAACTAAATCAACTGAATTTTCATCTCCAAGTTCAATATAGTCCGAATACACTCTTATGGGTACTGAATAATGTGGATTAAAAGCATATCCAGAAGGTAACGTATTAATACTGTTATTATCAAATACTTGTGGGTTATACGATATCTTGTGACTTATGTTAGACAATACAACTTCTTTTTGATTATACTTATTAAACTCACATATACCACCCATTAATTTATGACCAATTTCTAAATTTTCATTATAATGAAATGTATTTCCATTTTTAACGTAACTTCCGTTTGGTATGTCGTCTCTATTAGATGTGTTGTTTATATCCCACCACTCGTCTATTTCATCTTCTAAAAAGTTTAATTCCCATCCGACCTGCACTCCCGTATTATTATTACTTACGTAAGGGTTATTAAACCAACCCATATAACCTTTATTTAGAATAGTTACAAACAATTCAGTTAATAGTCTATCTAAATTATCCCTAAGTGAAGATATATCTATATCTTTATCAAAAGAAAACCCTACTGTAGTATTACCATCTTTAATTGAAACTCTCTGCACATTATTTGGTGTTAATGCCGAATACTCCAATTGTTTTTTAACGGGAAAAGGGTTAGTTTCATATGCCAACTTAGTAATATCAGCATGAGTATTTTTAGTTAAAACTTTATGACACCTAACATAATATTCTGAGGTAGTCTCTTCTTTATTATTTATATCTGTAACTTTTTTAAAATTACCTGTAGCGTAGTTACCAAAAAGTGGGTCAGTAAATCCATAATTAAATATAGAAAAAACTTTTTCCTGATTTCCGTAGTACAAATCACCTATTTCATAAACTTCAAAATATCGTTTACCATTTATTTCGTCTTTAGTGTAAATCCAATCACCAAGAGATAAGTTATGTTTAAATCCACAATAAAACGTAATAAGATTTTTCCCCCTGTCTTGTGTGTTAAGTATATAATACGGTACCCCTTCACTAACTACAAAATTATTTACCGAAGTTCCACTTTCAAAGTTTACAGTCTGTCTTAAATTTTGGTCTGTTTTATTTTCAGATGCATATGTGACATACGAAACCCAATTATATGACGAAGCGCTTTTATTTATAAATGGTATGTGACCTTCAATACCTCTAGTCCTAAAAAAAGTAAATTCGTCATATTGAGGATATCCTTTCCATTCACCTCCAAAAGTGAGAGTATTTAAAGTATCTGTATAGTATAGAGAGTTTCTAAATGGTTCGTAACTTGTTTGACCGCTAACAATATTATTAAATATATTAACTATCTTTCCAGCAATTCTAAATTTACTTGAATTTTGTCTTTCGTAGTTAAACCTTTCTTCTAAATTAAGTATTTTAGACCTTTCACCCTCTATAATATTTTTATTATTTCCTTGTAAATTTACATTTATTAATAAATCAGTATTAGACGCACCGGCAAAACGGTCCTCTCCTCTAACAATTCTAATATCTGAATTTTTCTTATTACTCATCTTGAGCGAAAATGTATTTTTTTATGTATCTATTCATCGCACTTTTACCCCTTTTAAGACCAAAATAATAGTAAAAGGGTCCACCTACTTTAAAGTTACCACCATTCACATCATTCGTAGGGTATGAGTCGTATTCAGGGTCTGTCGAGCTTCTGTTATAAATATAACCAAGACCATATCCTGAATTAGGTTTCATATATGTACTATTGTTATTATAAAAATCATCTCCTTGGTATTTAGAGTTGAATATATATTCAGTATTCCATGAGTTATGTTGGGTCCCAAATAATCCATTGTCATTTACGTTCCACATATAATACGGAACTACTTGGGTATTCGAATATCCAAATGTATTTGTCGGACCTGTCGGTTCGGTTCCAAATGTAGTCACTCCATTCGTAATAACTCTCCTATTAATTGTATTCGAACTAAACCAAATACCAAATCTATCATCTATTAAAGAAATACTATCTTCATAATTACCTTCTAAAAATGGTATAACACCATACTCAGAGTTAATACCTACCATTTGAGCGTAGTCCCCATCAACCCGACTGTCAAGTGGATTTGAGAGCCCTAAAATCTGAGTCTCTCTTGAGAAAAGCATTCCCACAGAACCGTCTCCAGCACCTAACACTTGTTCCAAAAAGTTGGCGTTCGCCAAACGGGAGACTATAAATAAAATATCAATATTAGATGGGTCGTTATAACTTGTAGTTTCTATTGTATCAATTATATAACCTTCAAATTCAGGTGAAAACGCAATCTCTTTTGTGAACTCATCTCTTGGTCCTAACTCATTAATAGTTGTTGGGTACCAAATGTTTTTATCATTTTGACCGGAGTAATAATCCCTACCTGGCTCCTGACCTATAAATTGATTCGTATCATCATTAAAAGGTGTCGAACGATAAAAGAATGAGTTTGTTTCGGTATTAAAATATAATGGTCCTTGGTACCTTCTATTGACCCAAAATTGTTGGGGGTCACCACAGAAACGATACCGTTTAGGTTGATTATCTGAATTATATATGGTTTGTTTTTGAAATGAGGGCATATATAGAGACCCATTTAACCAGTTATTTTGAAACATTTGCCCAATAACTCCCTGGCATAGTGCAAACATAAATCTTATCCTTACTCTCCATTCAAAAAACATTTGTATGTCTCTAGGAATTGTAAGTATTAATCTTCTAATCACGAAACGGTAACATCCGTTAACAACTCTTTCATCACTATCAATAGGTCCAGGTAGGTCACATGGGTTAACAACTTCAAATTCCTCACCCTGTCCTTGATAACAGTTTAAAGGTACCATACCTTGACATCCGAAACTTTGTATTACTTCCGATGTTACTGAATTTGCGTCTTCTGAAGCGTCGGCAGCATTGCCAGTGTCGTCCGATGAAGTCACCACTTCTCCCTCTATATTTGTTACCGTACCCTCTTCATCTAAAAAGAATAACTGTTGTCTTAGATTTAAATGTAATCCATACCTTCTAAATTCAGGTTCGTTATTGTTATATTCAAACCTATCAAATTGGTCTCCTGTTGGTATTCTATCCGACCTAAACACTAACCTGTTGACATTAGACATATTAGTAATTACCTGTTGGTCTGATAAATTTCTAGAGAGGTATAGTGGAGATACCGTAATGATTTTCGTATCGTCAGTATTTTTTAAGTTCCTTTTATCATTATTTTTATCTGAGTATTGATACCCGCAACCTTCTATTCCTCTTTGAAACCATGGGTCCATACCTTTGTTGGGGTATCCACTACCTGGTCCGTCAGGACAATTTACCCCATTACCATCAACACCCATATAATTTTTGTAACGGTTATCATTAACTAATTGTTTATCTAAAGAAACGTATTTGTTAAAACATTCGGTAGAAAAGGATTGGTAATTTTCCCCGCTATTACCAAAATTAGCAGTATAAGATGGGTGATATAACGCTTTGGCACTAAATCCGTCTCCACCATATCCATAGTTATTAGTGTCTTCGAACTTAAGGTCATCACCCACCCACTTAAAGTGAGGTACTGGGGTTTTATTCGAATTTCTCCAAATACCGTCTTGGGTTGCGGTATTTTCACCTGTTAATACATTGGGTTGTATCGGTATATTTAAGTAGTATTCTCCTTCTACAGTTACTTCATTAGCCCAATCATCAAACTCACCCGAACTAGTCTCATATCCAAATAGTTTAGATAAATCATATTTCATCTTTTGCTTTGGACTATATGGGTCAACTCCTCTTGTTGCAAATACAATAACTAAATCATTTTCGTTAGTATTACCCTGTTTATAGAAGTGACTTACCGTCGCTAAGTTATGGGCATCTCCATCAGTTTGGTCATTTTCCTCACATTGGTAACCCACCTTATAATCTAAGAGATACCTCCTAAGTAATCCGTTAGTGGTTCCAGTAGTTATAGAGTTAACCTCAGACCTAGTCATACCTGTTATAACTTGGAAGTACTCTACTCCCGCCTTATATTTATAACTTGTAGTTGCACCAGTATTTACTATAGTGACTCCCTGTGCAGTACTTGCGACACCATTAGGTTTCAAATATTTTATATCTATAGTAGTGTAACCATTTTCATTATAATTTATGGAATTACCCGTAAGACCATTATTATTAAACTGATTACCGCTAGGGTAACGATTAACGTTAGGGTCTGAAATGGTAGACGGGTCATTAAAGGTAAATAACTGTCCTGGTATTACTACACTACCTGGGTCCAATACCATAATAAAACAACTGTCTGTCCATGGCGTAGATGCGTTATATCCAAAGTGGTCGTTTACTGTCCTAACAAGCATTCTGTTAGTTGTTGATGGACCGAAGTTTTGGTTACCGTTATCTCCGAAGTACATATGTCTTCGGTTCATAAGATTTAAAGCTTGAGCCCATGTTGGGTTAGGTGAAAATCTCCATCTAGTTTTGCTCGGAGGTTCATTTGGCCCGTCTTTATATATGGGATATACAGGTGATTTATACCATTCGGGTTGGTCCCTTTCTCCATCTTTATCAGTTTCTAGTTTTATTTGGTTTTTATAAAATCCAGGACCACTGTTACTGTCATATCCACTACTTAAAAATCTACCAGTCCATGGAGACATAATGGTTGGTGTAGATGTTCCGTCAACATTCGCATTACACGCGTTTACCTGATAAGACTCACTCCAAGTAATATCCGCAATTGGTCCAAATGTTAGCTCATCCGCTAAGTCATTTAACTCTTGACTATCTTCTTCTGAAACACTATCAGAACTACAATTACAAGTCTCACAATCAGGATAACTAATCATAGGTAGTGAAATGTTTTTAAATGGATTTTCTTTAGGTAGTGGTTCGATTAATGCACTTTTACAATCTTCCCTACTTAGTCTCCTTGAGAAAATGGATATGATAACACACATCACATATATAATTCCATTTATAATTGCTATTATAATATTTAGTATGGCCCTTACTATCGGATATAAAACAGCCAAAACATGCATTAAAATTATTAACGAAATAAATGAAGGAACTAAAATAGTGATAAGATAATTAAATAAAAGTATAAAAAAGTTACCGTTTCTTTGTGCGTCATTTATGGGTGGTTTATTAATTTCTGACTGACACGTTTTATCGTTAATCTCTTTTATCCCAAGATGTTTTATTCTATTAAACCCCCATTTAAATCTGTCAATATGAGACGCAACTGTATAAACTTTATTAAAATTAAACTCATAAAAACTATCATCACAATTAATAGCCGCGTTCTTATCGTAGTAATCATCCCAATTCAAAGAAAATGAATACGATTTATTCCATGTCTCTTCATCAGGTCTATCGTTAACGGTCGTTCCTGTCCATCCATGTTCTTTTATGTTGGGAATTAAGTAGTTCGCTCTTATTATTTCCCCGTCTAATCCCGACTCATTTTGCCATTTTATTTTAAATCTACTTTTACTTTTAGTAGGGATTCCGATAGATGGGTCTATTGATATAATTTGTTCCCCGAATTCATTAGTTATTACATAGTCTAAATTCATCGGAAGGTCAATTAACCACGTACCGTTATCGTCAATTATATTACCACCTTCTTCAAAAATAAATTGTTCTAAAATAGGATTACCTGAAAAATCGACATCCGTTGTTTGTCTTATACATAGTATTTGACCCGGACCTGTAGATAAATCACATAATTTACCTGTATCATTTTTAGGTTTACAATTCCCTTTTAAATAATCCTCATCAGTACTACTAAATATGGAGCCCATAAAAACTGCCTGTGGTTGTATTTCAATACCTAAATCTCTTAAATCGAAATCACTTCTAGTAATCCCAACATCACATAAATCATTTTCACCCCAAAATGGTGTGACATCCACTTCTTGTACGCTATTGACTATTTGTGGTAAACTTTTTAAATCTTGTGAAGCTTTAAATTGTTGTCCATTAAACTGTGTCGGAACTCCCATCCCCATCCTTATTAAGTCAGAGGGTCGTAATGAGAATTGACCTATATTAGATAGGTCTAAGTCCATAACTAACTTTTGTTGACCCAATGGTACCCCGACTATCATAAAGTCTCCTGAGTTGTTTGTTTTTACTGTGTACTTGTAATATTTCTCGTAAACGTGTAAAACTTCTTTTCGAGTTAAAACATCTTCTCGGTCAGGAAAAGTACCCGTAGGTGTATGACCTCCATACTCTTTTACGTATGGTAAAAGATTATATCTATACCCATCTTCATTTTTTGTCTGTATATTTTTATAAGGGTAAAGAGTAGATATAATATTATCATTTTGGTCAATATCATCTAATGGTACAAATATAGAAATATTTACATTAGGTACTCCAAATCCACCATTAGCAATCACTCGTCCAGTTACAACTCCATAATCCGCACAAAATCTTTCATATAAATCTTCTTGTCGTAATTTTAACGATAAGATTTCCAAAAAATCAAAATCTTGCTCTATATTAAGACGTACTTCCCTGTCGACCCCAACTTTTGTTCTAAACCTATATGACTTTGACATAAAATTACTTTTAAAATAAATAGTTATTTATACTAATTTTAAAACTATTTAAATAAAAGTATATGGAAGAAAATTATGAGAAATCTACGTTCTTCAATTGTTTTATTCTAACTTTGATATCTTTTTCAGGAAACTTTACCTGATATATCTGATTTGGTTGTGCAAAAATAGTATCATCAATTAATTCAATTTGTTTAGTGTTTTTGTCCAAATATCTTTGTGAAGTTTCTGAAGACGAATATTGACCCCCAGTTTTATTAAAAACTTTTAAATCCGCCAATGTACTAACTCCAGGAATATCTTGTATTAATCTCCTTATGTCGGATATATTTATGTTCTTACCTAATAGATTAGTCGATGGTGACATATATGAATTAACACTATCAACTATACTCGTTATTACTTGTCCTTGATTTTCACTAGATTCCATTGACACTGAAAATACAAATTCTAAATCAATTACTTGAGCACTTCTTACTGAAATATAATCATTAATCATCCTGTAATTAGATAAATAATTTGCAATATTTTGTTTTAATGTATTTGATACGTTACTAGTTAACTTACCATTATCATCAAATGATAATATTTCTATTTTAATCTTATTATCCTCTTCCGTTATAGACGCCTTAGCCGGCGCTCCAAACCTACTCGGCATAGTTCTAATTAAAGAATTATAATCATTTACCGTAACGGCCCTTTTTTGTGCCGCAAAATTATAGGTAACCATATTACGCACTTCCTCAGTAGTAGGTAAGTTACCCCCACCTATCGCTGCGGTTACATTATTAGACCTTAAACTTTGAATTACATTCTGATTAATGTTAGGTGATGGTCCGTTAACCGAAAAATTAATGGTTCCGATTTGGTTGATTGTGTTTACCCCGATGTTAGAACCTATCCCACCCCCTATTCTATATTTAACAAATAGTGTAGTATTAGCCTTAACAGTTCTACCTAACCCAATATTGTTTTGATAATTTTCAAGCCTAAGCGGTATTCCTGTTTTTGCAAATTGAGCTAACTGGTCGTCAGCAGTAACTGTAGCGGAACCGAAAGTTAATTTACAATAACCCTCAGGTGTATATTCAGAAATAAATCTACTTTCAGTTTCAATATAACGACCCACTTTTATCCCTGGATTATCTGAAGCCTTTGTGGGGTCTTCAACAAATACTGTATTTTCTGCCAACGCATCTACCTCATACCATCTATCAGGTGCAGTTATAAATTCACCATAAGTAGGTGGGCTTGAGTAAGTAATACCATCTTTCTGAATTAATGATGTTATACTTATAACGTTTTTTTCAGGTAAGAAGAACTCATAAAATGGTTTAACATCATTATTATTAATTACTTTTTTAAATATTTTAGTGGTACCATTAACAACAACCTCTCGTTTAGTTATAGTATAATTAATAATTCGATTATTACTATCAAAATTCGGTATTTTAGTTCTGTTAGGGAATCCACTACTATTATATTGAGTACTAAAGTCGATATCGTCTTGGTTTTCAAATATTTGACCCGCACCTATAAACTGAGAACCTGACCTTATAATACCTAAATACCTACTGTCTTCTTGGTCTCCAAAAGCTGGAACAGTAATAGACACATCTAATAACGCAATAGAAGGTCTATTACCAGGTATTTTTAATCCATATGTTCTAGCGATATTATATATTGAAGATTTTTGTTGAGCGTATTGTAATACAGTTTCTTGTATACTTCTGTCTATATGATAATTTAAGTTGTCTCCAATAGCCGCGTTTAAATCTAAAAATACTGAGAATACGGAAGCGTCATTAAAATTATCAATGAGGTCCGGATAATACTGTCTTGTAAAGTTTATAAGGTCTTGTCTTAAACCTTCAAAATCTCTTTCCGTATATGATATTTTACGATTAGCCATATAATTTAAATATTAATTATTATAAAATCTCTACTTTCAAATGTAGTATCTTTAATAGAATAGTCTATTTTTACTTTCGCAGTATATTCATCTACCCCTTCACCTGCAGTTCTAAAAATGTCAAACATTTCATATTCAGGGGTTTCGTCTTCGGTATTTAGAGTACCCGAAACATTCCTATCATCTTCACTATAAGGGGATATAGATATGTCATTAATCTGTAAATTAGGTATGTATTTATCAACTGATGTTTGTATATCTGATTTTATTGCATCAAATGTTGGTCCGTCCATTGGTTCAAAAATAAACTCATATATCCTAGTTCCAAAGTCAGGTAAGTAATATCTACTACCTTTCCTTGTTAATATTAAATGTAATAAATCCGTCCTTATCTCATCTTCGGCAGTTTTTGTCCGAGTGAGATAGTTACCATTAACACTTTCAGAAAATGGAAATTTTATACCATATGATTTATTTATTGCCATAACAATAAATATTCGATATAATATTTTTATAAATAAAACCCACCTTTTTAGATGGGTTTTATTTTATTATCCTTCACAAGCAACACAAAGTAAGTCGTTGAGGTTTAATTTCTTCCTTGAGAAAGCCTGAGCTGAGTTCATCGAATGTTGATAATATAGTGTTTTTACTCCTAGTTTCCAAGCGTCAATTAACAGTTTATTTATATCTTTTGTTGGCATATCAGGTGAAACCATTAAGTTTAATGACTGTGATTGGTCAATATAGTCTTGTCTGATAGCCGCTTGGTTGATTATGGACGCTTGATTTATTTCGGCAAATGTTCTAAATACATCTTTTTGCTCTTTAGTTAAAAAATCTAAGTGTTGAGCTGAACCATCTCTTTTCTTAATACTGTCCCACACTTGTTTGGTATCTTTACCTAACTCTTGTAATAGTTTTTTAAGTACCGGATTTTTAATAGTAACTTTTAATTTAGCAACGTCTTTAACATAACAATTAGACCATATAGGTTCTATTGATTGTGATACTTGTCCTAAAATAAACGCTGATGAGGTAGTAGGTGCAATTGCATTTAGAGTAACATTTCTTCTACCATAACCTTCAAGATATTCAGGTTCTCCAAAAATTTTAGCCAAGTCTTCAGAAGCCTTATATGACTTTTCTTTTATCAATTTAAAAACTTCTACATTAAGTTTAGCGCTTTCTTTAGTGTCAAAAGGTAAGTTTTTAGATTGTAATAGTGAGTGCCAACCTAAAACACCTAAACCTAACGCTCTTTGTCTTTTTGCGAAGTTATATGCCTTCTCCAAATAAAAGAATCCTCTTTTACCTTCTATAGTACCATCGTCTCTAATATTTTCAATTTTTGTTAAAAATTCACTTACAACGGCATCTAAAAAGAAGGTCATTATCTCAACCGCATCTGTATTTTTCCACTCATCATAATGAAGTACATTCATGGATGAAAGAACACATACGAATGACTCCTCATCTGAGTTATGTAAAGCTATTTCCGAACAAAGGTTAGAGTTATAAATTTTAGCACCTTTATCTCTATAAACATCGGGAGCTTTATTATTCATAGTATCGTTAAACATAATATAAGGATATCCAATTTCCCCCCTTCTTTGTATTACTTTAGCCCAAATCGCTCTTTTTTCATTATCCCCACCTATCATATCATTCATAAACTCATCAGTAACAGTTACCGCATGTGTTAAGTCCTGAATAGGAAAACCTTCGGTACCAATTTCTAAAAATTCCATAATATCAGGAAAA